TCTGGAAAGATACCATCAAGCAACTCATCGACAGATGTATCGACCTTGACAGTTGATCCGCGACGATCACGAAGCAGAGTTTCTGGAGAGATGTTATACTGCATAATCAAGTGAGGATACAGACTGTTCAAGTCAAAAGACATAACCCAATCATATCCGCCAGGCTTAGGTTCTTTCACGAACGCGCCAACATACTGCTCGTCCTTTGAACCGCCGCCTGTGAGTGGAACTGCGATCTTCTGTTTGTATAGATGATTGTGAATGATAACGTCCCACATACGAACTTGCGTGAACACATCCATCAGAGTAACCTTCGCGTCATACGCAAGCGCGAGAGCCATATCAATCAACTTCATCTTATCGTCTAGCTTTTCGACGAGCTCAGTATCTCGAATGTTATACTCAATAAACTTCTGGAAGTCGTTCATATAAAACTCATGCAGCGTTTCATACTCGTCGTATGATAGCTTACGCTCACCCAGTTCTACGAACGCGATGTGATCTAGCTTGTAGCTTTCCTGCTGAGAGTATGTAAATTTCTGATACATCTCAAGATAGTCAAGAGTAGCCACACCACCGATGTTATAGACAGTCTCTTCCTTGAACTTTGTGCGAACTCGACGCTCTTTGATGATTTTCCAAGGAGAGAAACGCTTCGCTTCACTTTCACCAAGGATATACCTCATGCGACGAACAAGATACGGAATATCGAAGAACGTCACGTTCCAGCCTGTCACAACATCAGGATAATCATTGCTCCACTCGCTCAGGAACTTGACAAATAGTTCCTTCTCGTTGTTGCACTGATAGTAGCGAACGTCTTCACGCTTTACTTCAAAGTCACCATAACCCCAGACGTGAAAGATTCCGTCCTTCTTCAAGGTAATAGCAGTTACAGTATCAGATGCTCGTTCGACGGTAGGAAAGCCAAACTCAGAACTTACCTCGATGTCGATATACGCGACATTGATAAGCTCACGATCATAGATAATTTCGTTTGGATACTCTTCGTTGAGATATGCATATAGGAATCTAGGCATACCATATACCTTGAAGTTGCTTACGTCTTCATAACGAGCAACAAACTCCTTTGCGTCACGCATGGAGTCAAAAGGCATTGGATCAAGCTCAAGCCCACGGATATCCTTCCATACAGCGTCATCGCGCTTGGATGGTAAAAACATCGTAGGTTTATAGGGAACTTTTTCTTGGAAGGGACGTCCGCGGTCGTAACCGCGAACGAGAATGTTGTTGCCGTATTCGAGTGCGTTAGTATAGAACTTTGACATTGTTCTATTCTACTTCATTAGGACGTCGCTGTCAAGATGCCTTTCTTAGGTAATACTAGCATCGAACCGAAGTTCTGTTGGTAAGCAGCTTCAATCTGATCATCAGGCTCATAAGTAAAAAGTACATTGCGTGAGTCGAGCATAATGTCCTTACCTTTGGACATTGGAATGTAATCGACAAGCGCCATGTTAGCTTTACCAGCCCCAGCAGAACTTGGTTGAATCATAACAGCAGCAGGTTTTGTAACCTTGATTACATTACTTACTACACTTACCTTACCAACAATCTCATCGCCGTTGATGAGACGCAGCATCATAATCGCAGTTGCATTATTTTCCATATCAATATGTCCTTACTTGGTCACACCTTGGATCTTTTCTTGACCGCGTGACCATGCCGCGATACCAAGAACTGCACCCATTGCCAGATGGAAAAGACCAGCGCCTTGTAGCGTTAGTGGATTCCACTGAGTCAATGGTTGCTTTGCGAATGTCTGAGCAAGTGCCCAGAGAACCGGGAAGATAGCCATATCCAATACGCAGATGACCATGTAGCACCAACCCATTGCTGGGCGCCACTTCTTGACCATCCAATCTTCATTCTGCTTTGCGTGTTCCGCTTCCCACTGCTTCTTTTCCAATTCAATCTTAGCAAGCTGTGCTGCTTCTGAAAGCTGTTGAACCTGTGGAGCAGGTGAAGAAGAATAGCGAGGAGATGTATCGACATAAGTTGACGGGATCGAAGCAGCTGCACCTTTTGTTGCAGGTGGAATCTGATCCATAGCTGGCTTTGCTGCTGGCTCGTCTGTATCTACTGTAAAACGTGGCATTACTAACCTCCAAAGATTTCTAAGGCTGCTTCATAATGCGATTTACGATCTTCTAGACCGATTGTTCCACCGTTGATTTTCTTAGTTACTGTGACAACATCACCCTTATCTGCCCACTGATTCAGTTCACGGGAATCCCAGAACCAACCTGCGGACCAACAAGCGCCTTCTGCATCGTTGAGCCACTCTGTTGCTTCTTCCAAAGACATATTCATGTCCTGAGCGAAAGCGTTGTAGTTGCTCTTACCAGTCAGCTGAATTAGACCACGACCGCAGTAGCGATAGCCGTCTCCTGATGCTTCATCGCCGTTACCCATACGATTAGCGTAAACGCGATTAGCAATCTTCTGTGGATTCTTAGCAAATGGTGCTGTATCAACCCCTCTGAAATACTTAGGGAAGATAACCTTGAGTCTGTCTGCTGAGTAGTTTAGATTTTCTTTGATTGTTCTCAGTCCACCAGACTCATGACCAACTTGTGCTAGAAACATAGAAATACGTTGTGGCGTATTGATTTCGTAGAACTCCATCACTTCATTCAGGAACTCTACATATTTTTCGATGACGTCTTCGTTAGTATCTTCAAAGAAGTCGTTTAGTTGTTCAAATGTTACTAAAGCCATGTGTGCCTCCTTTCGGAAGCTATTTAGCCGTAGGGTCTATTTCCCATCATTGAACGGACAAGTGCTTTGAACTCAGCGAAAAGACTGCGAACGGACTGTAACATATGATTTCCAATACTGATTTACGGCTTCCTGCATGATCTCGGAACGATTCATTCCAAGGTCGCGCAGCTCTCTATCGCTGAGACGGGATAGCTCTAGGACTGTGTTGTAGTAGCGGGCAATTCGTTTGAAGTAGTCGATCATGGGGTCTCCTAAATGAAAATAGCTGGGCGACAGGAAGCCGCCCAGCGCATAATCAAAAGATCAATATTGATTAGTCTTTGATGTCGATCTTTTTAGGCTTCTTGTGTTCTGGGATGAAATTTTCAAGCCAGACCTTGAGAATACCATTGACCATCTCTGCGTTCTTGATTTCTACAGAATCAGCAAGAGTGAACGTACGAGAGAATGCACGCTCTGCGATACCCTTGTAGAAGTAATACGCATTTGCATTGTCGATATCGTTGGCATCTTTAGTCTTACCAGCGATTGTCAGCTTGCCTTCATCAAGAGTGATTTCAAGATCAGTCTTTGCGAAACCTGCGACTGCAAGCTCGATGACATACTTGTTATCTTCGACCTTCTTGATGTTGTAAGGCGGATAGCCCGGAACGTTCTTACCTACTGCATCAAGCTGATCAGCAAGCAACTTGAACGTCTTGTCGAAACCGACAGAGAACGGATCAAATGAAGAGAACGATGTAGGGAGCTGTGAATATGGATTTGTCATAGTAATACCTCCTGTTAGGCAAGGTTGATTGTGTGACCCTTACGGCGTCACGATTTTATTTATAAGCGGTGCAACAAAGAATGTCAAGTATCAGATCGTTTTTTTCCGATGTTATACTTAGCCTCTAGCTTCCACTCATGCTTTTCCTTATGAGCCAAAATCTTGATCTGATTTAGTGGCGCAACAGGATCCTTAGTTCTCTCCACATCAACAATGTCAATCAACTCCCATTCGGCAAGTAGATTGGCAATTGTATTACGGCGAGCCTTATCTTCATCTGAGAAGTTGGTAGGCTTTCCGTCGAGAGCGAACAATTCTTTGAAGTGAACAATGTAGTAACGACCCTGCTTATGCAGGATGTGACATGACTGAAACAATACCTTATCGCGGCGAGATGCTACGCCGATGCGAGTAAGTGTTTCACGAATTTTGAGAAAGTCTTCGGCAGAGTGGAGCTTTACCTCTACCATGTTTTCAACCGATGTGCTCATCCTTTTCCACCTTTATCGAGTGCAACCTCGATCATGGCTAGCTGTTCATCGGTCAAGACCTTGAGCGTCTGCTCCGCCTTAGAACGACCATAGCCATAGTATTCCATGATCATTTGAACGGTAGCGTCGGGATTATCTTTCGCCCATTTAGCATAACGCTTTCGCTTCCGCAGGCTATTTAGCAAATACTCGTATTGCCACTTATTCTTAGCGATAGAACGGAGGTTCATCTCGTTGGCATAAAGGATGGAATCTTGGTGGTAGGACAGCGAACGGTTGGTCAAATAAGCATTATAAAGCTTCTCTGCCAATTCATCGTTCGCTGTCCCCCTCATGAGGTTCTTTTTCGTATAGCTAGCACTTTCAGCATAAACAAAGGGATTATCAGCCATACGATTATTTAGAACCTCACTTTTGCTTGTTTCTCTTATACTCAACAAATTCGTTTGCGTTCTGCGAACCGCTCTCGGAGTTGTCGTCCTTATGAAGGACAATCAGATTGTCACGAACAGTCTTGCCACCCTTTGAGTGGGCAACAATATGACCACCAGCAGCATCATGCATAGTCAGCTGGTTACCTGAGATAGGATCTTTGAACATCTGACGAATCAGAGCACTCTCAATCTCATCTTGACCAAAGACACGCTTCTTGTCAATAACAATCGCAGAGCCGTCTTTGAATGGATCGAAGAAGTGTTCCATCCACTCAACAGTCTGGCGCGCCTTTGTAATCATCTTGTGTTCGCCAAGATAAGAATTGAAAGCTTCGCAGATTAGACGAGCTGTTCCATCTTCACCGTTGTTCTTCTTATCAAGAACGAAGGTACCCTGAGCATACTTGCTAGGATTCTTCTTGTCAAACTTATCCATGGCAAACTTGAACTTCTTCAAGAAAAGATCAGAATCAGTAAGCTTCCACTTACCATACTTTTCATTGTAGTGGAAGTACAGACGATAGAGAAGAACGATCTCTTTGTTGGTAATAGCATTCTTTAGATAAAACTTGCGCTTTATGGCAATTGAAAGAACGAAATTCAATACATCTTCAACACGCTTCTGCAACTGCTTTACAGCAGCTTCGTTGAGATCGGGATCTTCATACATTTCGCGAAGATCATTAGGAGAAGCTGATGTCAGACCGCCGTTGCCGTTGTATGCAATACAGAAGATACGAGCAACAAGCTCGTCGATACGCAAACGAGCGTTATCAAACGAAATGTTGCTATAGGAAAGTTTGTTTGTATTTTTGCTGAGCGAACACGCAAACAATTCATGAGGTTGACTATCGACACCACGAACATAACGCGAAAGAAAACGAATGGCATTCGCAATCGGAATATTGCCGTAAGAATTGAGCATCTCTTGATGATTGACTTCGGTAACAGTATTTGTATCGCGGAAAAGTTGACCCTTCTCTGCAGCAGTCAGATT